GCCGTGAAAGAGGCCGCCCATGCGGGGGTGCCGCGAACCGTGATCGTCATCGTGCGACCCTCCGTCGTGTCTGCTCGAACGCGCGGACCTCGCCCGCGGCCACGGGGCGGATGAACGCGGACATCTGCTGGCCCTCGACTTGTAGCATCAGCGGCAGGTTCGCCAGCGCGTCCCGGACACCAGCAGCCACGGCGGTGGCGATGTCGGCGCCACCCGTGCGCCCGATACCCTCATTCTTGGCGAACAGGTTGCCCACGCCGATCTGGTCCACGGCCTGCTTGTCGAGGACCATCTCACCGGGGGAGAGCATGTAGGGGACCCGGTCGTCGATGTCGCCGCCCGGGCCGGTGACGTACACCCCGGACGCGGCGCCGGGGACCTGCCCACCGGAGTTGAGTCCGGCCATGTTCCCGATGCCGGTGGAGAAGCCGGTCTGGCGGCCCTTGGCGTCCACGTAGATCGTGATCGTGCGGCCGTTGTTCCGGTAGATGAAGGCGTCGATGTCGCCCTGGGCGGCGTCCTTGTTGAACTTCGCGGTCGTCTCCACCGTGGTGGGGATCAGCCCGTACTCGTCCGCAAGGCGCCGTGCCGCGTCCTCGGTCAACCCGAGCTGGGTGGCCTGCTTGATGAACTCCTCGCGGGCGATCTGGGTCTTCTCCCGCAACTCGCCCGCCGACGCGCCACCCTCGCGGGCTGCCTCGATCCAGTCCCACCCTGCGTCCGCGGTCTTGATGAGCTGGTCACTGGCCAGCCGTCCCGCCTCGGTGTAGAGGTCCAGCTTCTCGCCACCCTCAGTGACGGCGTCCGTGGCGTCCCTCGTGGCATCCGTTGTCGTGTCGATGGCCTCGGCGACGGCGGACTGAGTCTCGGCGAACCCGGCGGCGTTCTCGGCCCATGCAGCTTCCGCTTCGGCGCGGTCCATCGCCAGCCCGGCCTCGTCCCGGATCAGTCCAAGCTTCTTCTCCTGCGCCTCGTTGAAGGACTCGATGGCGGCCGTGGAGCCCTCGATGGCCTCGGAGTACAGGTCCGCGAGGTTGATCGCGTCCTCGGTGGCCTCGGTGGCGGCCTCGAGGCGGTCCCGCTGTGTCTCCAGGTGCCCGGTGTAGGTCTGCGCGGCAGCAGCGGCGGGGTCGACGCCGTCGGCCACGAGCTTCTGGTAGGCCTCGTCCTGCTCGGCGATCTTGGCGTTGATGTCCTCCAGGGCACGCCCGGCGGCCTCGGAGTCACCGGCGAGGCCCTGGAAGAGGTCATGGTAGTTCAGGCCCAGCTTCTCGGCGTCGGCGGCGATGACCTCGGCGTTGGTCTTCGAGGCCTTCTGCCACGGCTCGAACCAGCTCTTGGGGTCGGAGATCGCGTTGGCGAACTCCTCGAAGATGGACCCCCAGTCGGTATCCTCGATGTCCCCGCCGGCCTCACGGATCGCCCCGGCCAGGTCGATGACCTTCTCCTTGGCCTCGGCAGCCTTCTCCGCTGACCCTTGGAGGACCGAGACGAGGATACCGATACCGGCGGCGGCGGCCATGCCAGCGACCGCGCCGGCGGGACCGAAGCCGGAGAGCGCGTTGGCGAGTGTCTCCTGGATGGCGTCGGACACGTCCTCGAAGTCACCAGAGAATGACGCGGCAGCCTCACGGGAGGTGGACTTGGCCTCGTCCTTGAACTCGTCGGCGGCGCTCTCGGCCTTCTTGAAGCCGGACTTGATCTCGGTCCCGACCTTGTCGCCGGTCGTCTTCGAGTCGGTCTTGACAGCGTCGAAGGAGGACCGGAACTTGCGCTCCATCTTCTCGCCCGCGTCACCGGCGTCACGGGTGCCGCGCTCCAGCCCGTCCGCGAGGTCCTTCCCGGCGTCCTTCGCGTACTTGTCAACCCTCTCGGTGCCGTCCTTGACACCCTTCGCGAGGTTGTCGCCCGCCTCCTCGCCGGCCCGGTCGGCATCCTTCGCGACGTCGTCGAGGGAGTCAGCGACCTTGTCGAGAGCCTGCGAGACATCCTTGGTCCCGGAGATGAACTTCCCGACGTCGGAGACGAAGTCGATCTTGATACCGGCCACGGGTCACCTCTTCCCTTCGGCGGCGTCAGCGTAGGACTTCACGATGATCTGGACCCACAGGGACACCATGCGCGGCGCGATCTCCGCGAACGCCGGATAGACCACCCGGCCCTTCGGCTGGCGGCGCGGCATGCCCATCATCGTGCGACGCTCCACCGTGTGAGTGCCGGGGCGGGTGCGGTTGCGGCGCTCGTAGTGGGAGTAGGCCATCCTGTTCACGCCGAACTCCCACCCGGCGTAGTGCTCCCGTGGGATCACCCGCTTGCCGTCGCCCACCCCGCGGGCGGACTGGGCGGCCATCGCCTGCGGCGGGTTCCCGGCCTTGATCCGCACCCCGGCGCCGAGGACCTTGCCCGCCATGACCGAATCCCCGAACAGGTTGCCCTTGACGAGGTCCTGCCACACCGGGTTCATCTTCTCCCGCGTGGCCTGGTTGATCCGGCGCTTGAGGTCCCGGTCCGCGGCCTTCATCGCCAGGACGGCGGCCTGCAACTCCTCGTGGTCACCGACACGCAGCATCACGCCACCGCCGGCTCGTCGAACACGGGCATCGTCACGGTTGCCGTGGTGAGCTGTGCCGTAACCCCACCGAGCTGCCCGGGTGAGATCATCACGTCCGCCGTGATCGTCTTCCCGCCCGCCACCGGGGTGAACACCACGGTCTTCGTCTCACCCACGTGGGTCAGGAGGTAGAGCGTCAGGGACCCGTCGGTGAGGTCCTGGAGGTAGGACAGGGTGCAGGACCAGCGCACCTCGATCAGGTACGGGGTCCCGGTCCCACACAGCGAGGGGGCCCACCCCCATGCCGCCTGCGGGACGAAGATGGCCTGGGAGATGGCTGCGGTGAAGTCATCCTCCGCGATGGTCAGGGTTGAGTCCTTCAGCACGTAGGGCTGCACGTCACCTCCACCTCCTCACTGCTGGGGTCCCACCGCCCGGGGGAAGGACACGCCCGGGCGGTGGGGGTCAGGATCAGGCGGCGGTGTAGGCGTAGGCCGAGGACGCGCCGGCCGCGTTGGTGACCGTGATGTCGGTGGCCCCGGTGATCGTCGCGGGGATGACCGTGACGATGGTGTGGGAGTCCACGATCACGAAGTCCGCCTCGACGGCGTCGAAGTCCACGTCGGTGGCACCGGTGAAGTTGTAGCCAGACAGGATCACCTGGTCACCCACCGCGGCACCGGACGGGCTCGCGTCGGAGATCACGGCCACGGCGGCGGCCACGTCGGAGAAGACCGGCTTGGACGACGCCAGGGTCACGGTCGCGGTGGACAGGTCCGCACCCGCGGTCCCACCGATCCGACCCGGCGAAACCGTGATAGTCGCGTCGATGGACGGGCCACCCGACTTCGGGGTGAAGGTCACCGCCTTGGACTCCCCGTCATGGTCGAGGAGGTAGCGCAGGAGGCCGCCCGCGGCGAGGTCCTGCACGAAGCCGACGGTGCAGCTCCATTCGGCGGTGGACTGGTCCTTGTGGGCCACGCCGTCGATGGTGCGAACCGTCGAGGTCGCGGTCGAGGGCGCGAACTCCACCTGGGTCACGGCGGCGGTGTAGTCATCCGCCGCGATCGACAGGGTCGCGTTCTTCAAGCTGTACGGGGTGGTCAGGGCGATGGTCGCCATGTTCAGTCTCCAATCTGTGCCACGGCGGTCACCGTGATGTTGTAACCATGGGTGGTGTCATTCAGGACGCCGCGCTGGCAGTCCACCCAGTCCGCCCACCCAAGCGGATTGAGTGCGGCCAGCACGTCATCAAGGCCCTCGTCGAGCGCGTCGTCCGCCTTGTCGGGGTCCTCGGTCGGCACGACCACCCAGACCTCCAGCCCGACCTGGACGTGGTCCTTGCCCCAGTCGGTGCGCCGAGTGAAGGACTGCTGCCACACGCCCACGGTGGGGCGGGTGACGCCGTCGAGGACGCCCTTGGAGCCGGTGACCCGGTAGGCGGGCAGCGCGGCCGCCAGGGCCTCGCGAAGCTCGGTACGTGCGCTCATCTGACCCGTGGCCTCCCCTTCGGACGTAGCAGTAGTTTCACGGTCCAGTCCATCGGGAACACCTGGACCGCCTGCCCGTCGAGGCCGATCTGGTCACCGGACCCGGCCATCGTGGAGCGATACAGGGCACGGGCCTGGAGGACCTGGGCGTGGAGGTAGTTGTCTGGGGCGACGCCCTCCACCTCGGTGTCCACCCCATCCATGGGGATGGTGATGGTGATCTGTGGGGCGTAGGCGTCGCACTGGACGGCGGCGGAGGCGAGCAGGGCTCCCAGCTCGTCCAGGTCAAGATCAGCCGCGCCGGGCCAGTACCGTGCCACCTGGGACACCTGACCCGAGGTCAGCCATCCTGCGGTCATCCCCGCTCACCTCCTCCCGTCGTGCGTTGTCAGCGTCAGGCCGACACGGAGCCGTTCTCAGACACCAGGGCGAGGCCTTCGGCGTCGTGGACGTTCACGGCGTAGTAGCCGAACACACCCTCGTCGATGCCGCCCTTGGCGATGTCCTCCGCCTCGACCCGGATGGGCACGCCACCCAACTCATGGACGGTGACGGCGTCGCGGATGCCGACGAGCACCGAGCCGGCGGTGAGCTGGTCGGTGCCGACGATGCGGAAGCCGCCGCCCTCGAGGGTGCCGGACTCGAAGCCGAGCGCCGCGTTCAGGTACTTGAGCGCGTCGGTCTCCTGGGTGAGCAGGATGTCCCGGTACAGGTCCTTGGAGACCACCGCGAACGACGGGGTGCCGAGGTCGAGGACCTCGAGCGCGCCATCCACGATGAACACGAGACCCTTGGCGACGCCGGTTGGGATCGCGCCCGCGTCCACGACCGTCGCGGCGGCGGCGACGTCGTCGAGGACTGCGATGTCGGAGAGCCGGGCGTAGGACTCGGTCATGGCGCGGAAGTACGCCTCGAAGAACGCGGTCTCACCGAAGTCGCGGAACTTGCGGTCGATGTCGTGCGCACCAGCGAGCCGCTGTGCGGCGACGGTGACCGACTCCGTGGCGATGGTGGCGGACGGCACGTCGCCCTTGTTGCCGGTGTAGGCCGCCACGGTGGGCTTGGTGACCCAGCGCCATCCCTTCAACTCGTAGTTGGTGAGCGGCTTCTGGTCGAACAGCGGGATGAACCGCCGCTGGTAGGCGACGCCGGACCAGAGCTCGCCCAGCCAGCCGGGGAGCGCCATCTCGTCCACGTTCGCCGGGACCACGTCCGACAGTGTCGCCAGCATCTTGCGCTCACCGCCGGAGCGGAACGCGGCGGCCATCATCGCCGTGACCTCGCGCAGGGTGGGCTCCGACTTCGGGGCCTTGGGGGCAACCAGCGAACCCGTGGGGACGGTGGCAGCCGCTGTCAGTGTCGATTCCGACATCTCTTCCTCCTTCTCGGGCTCGTCGCCCTCGTTGTCCTCAGCCACTGCGAGGGCTTCGGTCTTCTCCTCCGCCGGGGTGGCGTCGGATGCTTGAGTGCCCTCTTCGGGCTCGTCCGCGGCGTCGTCGTCGGTCGCGGGTTCGTTGGTGGGCTCCTCGTAGATGTAGGTCGTCTCGCGGTGCTCCACGGTGGTTGTGGTGCCGTACTCGCCCTCGCTCACCACGGTGGAATCCACGGTGACCTTCTCGACGTACTCGCCGGCGTCGGCAGCCACGAGCTGGGCGGACGGGAAAGCCGGGTTGACCACGACACCGGCGCCGGTGAGCACACCCCCCAGCAGCGCGCCACCGCGGATGACCGGGTCCTCCACCTCGACGGACAGCCCGGTGCGCAGCCCCTCCGCCGCTTCCTCGAGGACGTCGTCGCCGGCGCGGGTGCGGGCGATGGACCATGTGGCGACCAGTCCGGCGTCCGTGTCCACGATCTCTGACGCGCGGCCCACGGGGCGGGTGAGGTCGTGCTCGATGTCCAACTTGACGTCCGACACGGGGTCGGGGATGGTCAAGCTCCCCGCCGAGGCGGTGATCTTGCCGACGTTGGTGCGCCCCTCCTCGCCGTAGGGCAGCAGCAGTCCGGTGATGGTGCGATCCTCGCGGGAGGCGGTCATCACGCGGCCAGCGATCTTGATGGTGGTCACGGTGACCCCTTTCTCAGTCGAGATGCGCAGGACCCTGCGCCGGCTGGCTCGGTGCGGACAGGTACTCCAGGTCGAACGCGATGCGCGACCCGGATGGCGTCACGTCGTCCATCGACAGTCGCGCCTCGAACGGGGTGGCCCAATAGGCCAGCGACAGGTCCACCAGCTCGTTCCTGCTGCCCTCCTTGGTGGAGTAGGTCAGGGACGCCGTGGCAGTGGAGCCGTCCAGCATGGCGCCGGGCAACGCGAGGAAGTTGGCGAAGTCGAGCCGGGAGGCGTTGCGGCCGTTCACGAACAGGTCCGTGGGGGTGGTGCCGTGCACCTTGGTCTCGATCTCCGCCGGGGTGAGCGCGGTCCCGCCGTTACGTCGAGACGTCTCCCAGTCGGCAATCAGGGCGTCCTGCTCGTCGTCCGTCAGTTGGGCGTTGGGGTCGGTGATGTGCAGTTCGATGAGCGGGACCGGGGAATCGACACGAGCCTTCCACGCCGACGACATCGACCGGGATGCGCGGATGTCGTCGGCCGCGATCGTCAGCAACCCATCCTGCGGACCCTCGAAGTAGATGACCTCATCCGCCGTTGCCGGCTGGCCGTTCAGCACTATGCCGCCCGTGTCCAGGTCCACGTACCACGACTCGCGCGGCATGCGGATGGCATCCATGATGTTGTTCCGCGTGCCCCGCTCCACCCACCACAGTGACGTCCCGTGGAAGATCAGATCATCCAGCGTCCACATGGTCCGCATCTGCGGAGACTGCCCCCGCGAAGATCGGTACATCCACGGGTCGGGGTTGACCTTCTCTGCACCCCGGAACTTCGCCAGCGGTTGCCGGGAGAGCGTGCCGACGATCAGCGCGCGGCCCTTGGCGATGGCGGGAACCTTCATGGCCTCGGCCCTGGTGACCGGAAGTTCGACGTCGGTGCCGAAGATGTCCGACCATGCGAACTTGGTTAGTTCTGTGGTGGACCACGGGGATGCGATCCCGACCGGCCGTGGCGGCGTGGCCGCCACGCGAGAGGCGAACTCGAACAGGGACATGATTCCCACGCGCCCTCCTCTCAAGCGGCTGACGAGCGAATGCGGATGGGCTGACGGTCTGGCGTGAGGTCGTAGTGCCACAGCCCGAACGATGCTGCGACGGCCGGCATGATCTCGCCCTTGCCCGGGCGGTGACCGAACGCCCTGCCATCGCGCCCCAGCGGGCGCCACGAGACAGCGTCCACAGCGGCAGTGAGGTCGGGTTGGTTGTAGTGCTCCAGGCGGCCCTCGCGGAGTTCGCCAGCGAGCAGTAGCGCCGCTCCTCCCACAGCCTTCATGCTCAGTGGCACCACCTTGACGCCCGGCCGCTTGCGGCGCAGCTCCTGGGCGATGGTGACATTCCCACCGATCTCGTCGAACACGACCGGGGCGTTAGCCTCCCGTGCTACACGGTGGATGAACGCGGCGGCCCACGAGACACCGGGACGGAAAGCGAGCAGTTCGACACACGCCTTCCCATCGGCGTTGCGCCACACCTCGACGACCGCGCACGCGGTCTGCTCCTTGTTGGAGTCGAACGCGATGACCGACCGTGCCGGCCGTGACGTCGGGAAGTCGTCGAGTCCGAGTGGCGTCCACAGCGTCAGGTCCAGCGCGCCCGTCGCCGAGTCAACCGGCCATGAGCACAGGTACTCGCGCGCGAACCATGCGGCGCCCATCTTGTGAAAACGCTTCTCGAGAACGCGCATCGGGGTCAGGACCGAGCCGTCGTCCTTTCTGGACGAAGGTCCGGGGTGGACGCGCGCCCACACATCGCGGTTCTCCGGGTCCTCGTCGTCCCGCATTGAGTAGTCGAGGATGCCAACCTCGTCCAACCAGCCGTCCTCATCGGGGGTGGGGAACCGGGCCTCTTGTAGCAGGTCCCAGAACATACCGTGTCGCACCTTGCCGGGGGTGCCAGCAACGATGAGTTGAGCCAGTGCACCACGGGTGTCCTGCAAGGGGCGAATGGCGTTCAGGAACTCCAGCGACTTCTCTCCAACGTGCTCGCCACCCTCGTCGATCACGATGTCGTCAGCCGCGGCAGAACGCACCGCGCCGGCATCCGGGGGAACAACCGAGATCACCGAACCGTTCGGGAAGTCGATGTGCTCGCGCCCGCCGTTGCGAAACAGGACCGCCTTGTCGGGATGCTGCTGCGCCTCGCGGGAATAGACCGCGTGCCCGTTGGCAACCAGCATGTTGCCATGCTCCAGCAGGATACGAGAGGCCACCGTGCCACTCTGGGCCGTGGTCACGCACTTATATCCGGTTCTGGTTGCCGCCCGCCCTATCAGGACGGACCAGATGGAAGTAGTCTTGGTGGCACGGCGCGGCATTTGGATCACGACGTCCTGATACAGCGCGCCACCCTCGGCATCGCGGGCCTCCAGGAGCCGAGCGACACGCTCGCCCTGCTCGAACAGCGGCAGTCCCAACATGGCTGCACCCTGATGCGCCGCGCTGATGTCCACATCATCGGGCACCACACTCGCGTACGTCGGCTCTGCAGCCATTCTCAGGCCCCCGCAACCTCTACACGCACAAACAGGCCA